TCAGGGCGGTTTAGGTGCTGCTCTTGGTGGTATCGGTGGCGGTATTGGTGGTGCTTTAGGCGGAGGCTTTGGTTTTGGTTTATCTATAGCTGGTACTGCAATAGCTCAACAAATACAACAGACTCTTGATTTTAGAAAATCTATTAGAGAATTGAATAAAGAAATGGAACAGATGGGTATAAGTTCAAATATTAGTGGATCACAGGTAAGACAACTAGGTAAGTCTTTAGGTATTACAAAAGAAGAAGCTGTTAAAGCATTACAAGAGTTCAAACGATTTGGTAATGATGCAGTATTGATTGCTAAAAAGTTTGGTGGAGATTTTGGTAAATTTGATGCTCTTGCACAAGCAAATACAGTTCAATCTGCTTTATCAGCCATAAGAAAAATTAATAAAGATTTGACACTAGAAGATGAACTTAGATTCATATTGTCAGTTCAAAGAAAAGGCGTAGAGGCAACTATAAATGACATAATTACAGAAACTTTAGAGAAACAAAAAGAATTAGATACAGCAGGTTTTGGACAGGGAGTAGGTGGGAGAAAAAGACCAGCAGTATTAAAAAGAGAAAGAGAACAACTAAATGAAATAAATACAGAAAATGCTCAACTTATAGAAAAATTAACAAATATTAGAGATTTAAATAATCAAATAAGAATTGCAAGTGAAGAAAGTTCTTTTTCAATAGTAAAAGGCTTGGAAGATGTAAATGCTGAAATAAGAAAGTTAAATAGTGCACAATTTCAAATAATTGAGTTATCTAAAACACTTGGTTCTGCTTTTTCAGAATCCTTTAAGGGAATAATAAAAGGAACAATGAGTGTCACAGATGCGTTTAGAAGTATGTTTATGCGTATAGCAGATCATTTCTTAGATATGGCTGCACAGATGGCTGCAAATCAACTACAAAGAAGTATTTTAGGAATGTTCGGAAATGCATTTGGTGGTGTAAGTAGTTCTTTCTTTGTACCAAGTACACCTCTTGGTAGTGCTGATCCAAATAAATATTTAGGTGGACCTAATCCTTTCAAAGCAGAAGGTGGTCCAGTTAGTGGTGGAAGGTCTTATATCGTTGGAGAAAAAGGGCCAGAAGTCTTTACACCTGGAGTATCTGGAGGCATTACACCAAATCATGCTCTTGGAGGTTCAACAAATATTGTAGTAAACGTAGATGCTTCTGGATCGTCTGTACAAGGTGATGACCAATCTGCAACAGCTTTAGGTGAACTTATAGGAGCAGCAGTACAATCTGAAATAGTAAAACAAAAAATGGATGGAGGTTTATTGAGTTAATGGCTAATTTTCCAACAACTGTTAATCCTACTTATGGAACAAGTAAACAATCTAAACCAAATATCCGTATTGCACAATTTGGTGACGGTTATCAACAAAGATCTACTTTTGGTATAAACCAAAATTTAAAAGTTTATAATTTTACTTGGAATAATATCAGTGAAACAGATGCAGACGAAATAGAGACATTTCTTGATGCTAGGGCTGGTGTAGAAAATTTTGATTACACTCCAACAGGCGAATCATCGAAAAAATTTATTTGTCGTCAATGGAATAAGACAATACCGTATTTAAATAGAGCGACAATAACAGCTACATTTGAACAAGTTGCAGAGGCATGATTCAATTACCAGCCACCTTTGAAATTGACAGTAATCAAACTGCAAATGTAATAATAATCAATTTTACTGACCACCCTTTTAAAGATGGTGATGTCGTTAGGTTTGCATCAGAACATTCTCAACTTCAGTATTGGGAAGAAAATTACAGTGTCGTTGTAGTTGATGCAAATCAATTTAAATTTGAAGATGTCCCTGATACAGTTTTTAACCCTATAAATATTACCTTAACTGAAGTTCATGGAACTACAGGTAGTTGTACTGTTGCTTTACAGTCTTTAAGAACACCAGCATCAGTAAAACTAAGTCCTGAGTTTCAATCTCTTGAACCTACTGCTGAAATAGAATTATTTAAATTTACTTTTGACAAAAATGTAAATGGACAAACAATTGATCCATATTATTATCACGCTGGCAAAAATGAAATAAAAACAAATTTAGTTTTTAACAGTATTACATACGAGGCTTTGCCAGTAGAAGTTACAGGTTTTGATAAAACTACACAAGGAACTTTGCCCAGACCTAAATTTGAAATTGCAAATACAAATAGTGCTATTTCTGCATTATTTATTTTATATAATCCAATTCGTGCTGAAGTGTTGAGAATAAAGACGAATAAAAAATTTCTTGATGCTGTAAATTTTACCTCTGGTACAAATGCAACAGCAGACCCCACAGCAATTTATGAAGCTGATGATAGGTGGTATGTTGATAGGATAGTAAATGAAAACCCTGAAACTGTGATACTTGAACTAAGTGGTAAAATTGACATGACAAATTTACGTTTACCTAAAAGAAGATTTAGAGAATCAAAGGTAAAAATTTAATGCAAGAGTTTTTTGAATCCGCAAAACAACACGCACTCAAAGACGCACCAAAAGAAACTTGTGGGATTGTTGTCAATGATATTTATTATCCCTGTCTAAATATTTCAGAAACACCAGAAGATAATTTTGCTATACATCCAAAAGATTATTTAAAAATAAGATCTAAAGGAATTTTTCAATACATTGTTCATAGCCATCCAGAAGGAGGGGATGCAAGTGAGCCTGATAAAAAGGCTTGTAAAGCAAGTAAAATACCTTGGTACGTTTACCTTATCCCACAAGATAAATGGCAAATTATAAATCCTTAATTGGTCGTCAATGGCAGTATGGCAAATTTGATTGCTATACGATAATCAAAGATTATTATGGATTATTAGGGATTATTATGCCAGATCTTAAAAGACCTGAAGATATAGATACGGGTGAAAGTATTTTTTTAGAACAGGCTAAAATTTGCAACTTTACAGAAATTGATTTTGACGAAAGAGCTAAAAATGATGTTTTAATTATGAAACTAGGTACTAAAAATCCTATGCACTGTGCAATTTTTCTTGGTGATAATAGAATTTTACATCAAAACACTAAATCTTTGAGTTGTATTGAAAACTATAATGCTTATTATAGAAGAAGTACAAAAGCAGTTTTAAGATATGTCAAATAAAGTTCTGCTTTTAGATGATTTAGGAAAAAAATATGGGGAAACTCATGTTTATCATAATTTAAGAACACCAGCAGATGCTATTAAATTGTTATGTATAAACTATCCAGAGTTTGCCAAAGATTTAGCAACTTCACATGAGCAAGGGATTTTTTATAAAGTTACACAAGTAAATCAAGACTTAGATTATTCAGAATTAAATTTACCCATCGGTTCACATGATTTAGTTGTTATACCTGTTATAAGCGGTAGCAAGAACGCTGGTAGAGTATTATTAGGTGTAGGTCTTATTGTAGCAACTGGAGGGATTGGGTCAGTTTTAGGTCTTTCGGGTACAAACGCAGCTTCGCTTTTTGGTAGTAAAATATTAGGTAGTATAGTTGGAAATATTGGTGTAAATCTTGTATTAAATGGTATTTCTAATATGCTTGCACCACAACCTGTTTTGCCAGAAAGTATTGATTTTGATGGTGCGTTTACAAATTTTAGTGGTGGCCCTGGTTCATTAGTAAAAGGTGCAGATGGTAAGCAAAGTTTTGCTTATACAGGACCAACAAACATAAGTGGTTTAGGAAAAACAATTCCAGTTATATATGGAAAAGTTTTAGCAGGAAGTTTGATTATAGGAGCGCAAATAGAACCTGAGTCAGAAAATACAACAAAAGCAACATTTTTTAGAAAGGCAGGAAAACAAACTTTTACTTTAAATGGTGATGAATTAGAAGGAGGGTATAGTGACGCTGGTGGTCTTACTGCAAGACTTTTTCAAGGTGCAATTAAGACTCATAACGGAAAAAAATATTATAACGGATTATCAAAAACTGTAGATTTTGATGATTCTGAACAACATTTTACACCAACCTCTTTAGGAGGAAGAGTTAGAGGTGAAAAATCAGGCAAACACTCGACTAAAAGATATACAATGGCATTCACAGTTAAGGGTCTTATAGATAGAATTGGTCGTGACGGCACAACTTTTATTGATGGTTTTATTACATTTCAAGTTATAATTCAAGAAGATTCATCAAAAGATGTCGTTGGTCGTCATCAAATGACAATAAGAGGTCTTTTACAACCAAGTGAAGCTCATAAAGTAGGATTTATTGTTAAGTTGCCGTATGCAAAAGTTCCAGGGAAAGATAATTATAAAGTACTCATAAAAGTAATTGACCATTCTATTATTAAAAGTAAATGTGAATTAAGGCTAGTAGAACATGGTACTGGTCTTAAAACCTAAAATTAAATTATGACACTAAGATCAATTTCAACTATAAAAATTTTAGATCTTTTATGTGAAGGGCCAATAGAAGGTTTTGCAGATCCTATTGATGAAGATAATTTATCAACATCTGTTCTTTTAAACGATAATCCTATAAAAATTGCAGGTCAAGAAGCATTTGACCAAGGTGATGTCGATGTAGTTTTAAGAACAGGAAGTGCAAATCAAAAAGTTTTAAAACAATTTCAAACTGCAAGAAAAACAGAAATTGTAACTATCGACCAAGAGGTTGGATCGAATTACTCTGAAACACTTGACGCTAATAATGAAGTAAAAGAAAGAGATTATGGTGGGGGTCAAATACTACAAAAGATTACTGCTACAGATATTGATAAATTTAAAGTCATTTTTACAATACCAGCATTATTTAGCCAAGCGGTTGAAGGTATTGCCAACGGTCAATTATTTTCTGCAAAAATGAGGTTTAAAATATTTGTTAAAGAAGGAACAGAAGGTTTTGTTGAGAGGTTTGACAAGACAATCGAAGGAATAAGCACAACCAATTATCAGATCATAACACCAGAAATTGAATTTGAAGGAGATGGTCCATATATTATAAAAATAAGAAAATATACAGACAACGAAGATGATTACAGTATTAGAAAACAAGATTTAAAAGATCTTTCTGAAAATTTTTCTCTTTCAGGTAAAAGAGGTAATAGATTAATATGTAATTCTTTTCAATTACTAAGTTCTTCAACAGAAACATACAAAGATACTGCCTGTGTAGGATTACAGTTTTCAAGTGAGGCTTTTCCACAACTGCCAAGTCGTAGTTATTTAATAAAAGGTAAAAAAGTAAGGATTTTCTCTAATGCAACCCCAAGAAGTGATGGAAGCTTAAGATTTAGCGGTGAATTTGATGGTAATTTTCTGCAAATTAAAGATGATGATACAGGTAAGGTAACTGATGTTTTAGCTTGGACAACCTGTCCAGTTTGTATTTTTATAGATATGTTAACTAATACAAGATATGG